TTTAGACTCTTTAGGAGAATTTAAAAATTTAAATGATGATTTGCAAAGTCTAATTAAAGGAAAAATTGCGAACAAAGAAGGTACTCTTGGTGATTTGATTCGCATTATGGCAAAAAAATAACATCTTTAATTATAATTTTATCTTTTAATTTGATTTGATTTTGGCCTTTTCTGGGTCTTTGTTTTCTAACATGACCTGCCATAAATATATTTATAAGGAGGTTATATGCGAAAGGATTTGTTCGCTAAGGGTGCAGTTGTTCCAAAATCAGCAACAATTGCATCAAAAAAGCAAGATTATTTAACTAAAATAAAAGGGACCATGGCTGAAACAAACACAACATGTGCATTGATTCCAGACTGTTGTATAACAGTCGAATGGGGATTTAAATGTCCTTCATATAAAAGTGTTGAATCATGTCAAGCTAATTTAAGCGATGGTGCTTGGGTTCCTTATTCAATAGCTTACGAAGAAGCTTATAGTCTTTGTCAAGCAATTAAAGCAGATAGTGCAACAGGCACTAATAAACAATTTGCAGTTTCTTTTTCAACAAGTTTTAAATAATTAGGGTTTTAAAATGGCAAATCAATGCAATCAATCTGGAACAGTTAGAACTGAAGAGGAATTGTTGTGCATTTTTGCAGACAATAATCAAGGTGGAATCACTGCTCAAGATTTGCGTGATTTTGTAGTTTCAACTCAAATTGGTCAAGATTTTACAGGGCCAGAAGGCGCACAAGGTGCTACTGGCTCACAAGGAACACAAGGATCACAAGGAAGAGCCGGATCTCAAGGTTCACAGGGAGATGCAAGCAATGTTGCAGGTCCACAAGGCAATTTAGGCCTTCAAGGAATTACAGGAGCACAAGGTGATGCAGGCTTTCAAGGATTAACAGGAAATCAAGGCGGACCAGCTGGATATCAAGGTAGTCAAGGAGATTCTGGATCTGCTGGAGCACAGGGTGCAGCCGGTACAAATGGATTTCAAGGTGTAGCAGGTGCAGGATCTCAAGGAGCAGCAGGATCTCAAGGAGCAGCAGGCGCTCAAGGAAATCAAGGAGCCAATGGAGTTCAAGGATTTGATGGCTCTCAAGGATTACAAGGCGTTCAAGGATTACAAGGAATTCAAGGCGGTAGAGGCGCTCAAGGCGCAAATGGTGTTGGTTTCCAAGGCATTCAAGGCCTTCAAGGCCTTCAAGCTTCTGTTGGCGTACAAGGTTTACAAGGATTGCAAGGCGCTGGATATCAAGGACTTCAAGGTCTTCAGTCTTCTGTTGGCCTACAAGGTTCAGGAGGATTACAAGGACTGCAAGGTGCTGGATATCAAGGTGTTCAAGGGATTCAAGGGATTCAAGGAGCTTTAGGCATACAAGGCGGATTGGGTGCCACTGGACAACAAGGTGATACAGGTTCTGGAAACCAAGGTGCAAATGGCGCTCAAGGAAATCAAGGTTTTTCCGGCGCTCAAGGAAATCAAGGCTCAACCGGCGCTCAAGGAAATCAAGGTGTAAATGGCGCTCAAGGCGCTCAAGGAAATCAAGGCGCAAATGGCGCTCAAGGAAACCAAGGTTCAACGGGCGCTCAAGGAAATCAAGGTTCAACTGGCGCTCAAGGCGCTCAAGGAAATCAAGGAGATAGTGGCGCTCAAGGAAATCAAGGCGTAAATGGCGCTCAAGGAAATCAAGGCGTAAATGGCGCTCAAGGAAATCAAGGCGCAACCGGCGCTCAAGGAAACCAAGGGTTAACTGGCGATCAAGGCACAACTGGGTTACAAGGGGTAACAGGTTTACAAGGAAATAATGGTTTACAAGGACTGACTGGTGCTGGATTTCAAGGCGCAACTGGCGCTCAAGGTGCAACAGGCTCGACTGGCGCTCAAGGAAATCAAGGACTAACTGGCGCAACTGGCGCTCAAGGAAATCAAGGACTAACTGGCGCAACTGGCTCAACTGGCGCTCAAGGATTAACTGGTTCAAGTGGCTTTCAAGGCGCTTTAGGTTTAACTGGCGCTCAAGGTGCTATAGGCACTACTGGCGCTCAAGGACACCAAGGCACTACTGGATCTTTAGGTCTTCAGGGTGCAACTGGCGCACAAGGCTATACAGGAGCTACAGGCGCTCAAGGAACTGCTGGTTTTGGGGCGCAAGGATCTGCTGGAGCACAAGGATACACAGGCAATCAAGGAAATCAAGGTGCTCAAGGTGAGCAGGGAAGACAAGGCAATCAAGGAAATCAAGGCAACCAAGGAAATCAAGGAGAGCAAGGACAAGGATATCAAGGAGAGCAAGGAGAGCAAGGAGAACAAGGCAATACTGGGCCGCAAGGTGTTCGTGGACTGCAAGGCAATCAAGGAAATCAAGGCAACCAAGGAAGACAAGGGTTAACTGGCTCAACTGGTCTTCAAGGCGTAACCGGAGCTACTGGAACAACTGGATTGCAAGGATCTACTGGATCAACTGGTATTCAAGGAATCCAAGGAGATACTGGTTCAACTGGACTTCAAGGCGTAACAGGTGCTACTGGAACAACTGGACTACAAGGTTCAACTGGATCAACTGGTTCTACAGGATTACAAGGAAATCAAGGAAACACTGGATCTATTGGTGCTACAGGATTACAAGGAAATCAAGGAAATCAAGGAGATACAGGAACGGGATTGCAAGGAAACCAAGGATATCAAGGACCATCTGATGGTTTGCAAGGCTCAACTGGTTTGCAAGGCCTAACTGGATTACAAGGACCAACAAGTGGATTACAAGGATATCAAGGTCTTCAAGGATTACAAGGAAATCAAGGATCAACTGGTTCAACTGGTCTTCAAGGATTGCAAGGAAATCAAGGATCAACTGGTTCAACTGGTTCAACTGGACTTCAAGGGTCAACTGGTTCAACTGGACTTCAAGGCGTAACTGGAGCAAATGGATCAACTGGTTTACAAGGATCTACTGGATCAACTGGTATTCAAGGAATCCAAGGAGATACTGGATCTACAGGTCTTCAAGGTGTAACAGGTGCTACTGGAACAACTGGACTTCAAGGCACAACAGGAACAACTGGGCTGCAAGGAAACGAAGGAAACCAAGGGAATCAAGGAATAACAGGTGAAAAAGGTGGTGTTAAATATCAATTTAGCACAACAACAACTGATTCTGATCCCGGAAATGGAATAATAAGATATAATCAAGCGGTTTTAGGATCAGTATCTTTTATTTATTTTGATAATTTAGATTTCTTAGGCAATAATCAGACTTCTTGGTACGACTCTTTTGATGATTCAACTTCATCTACTGACAAGGGAATATTGTACATAGTTGATAGTACAGAAATAGTTTCTGGTGTTGTTAATGTTTTTAGAATAACTGGTTCTGTTACATCTGCAACTGGTTACTATAAAGTTCCTGTTACCAACATCGGCGGAAGTTCTATTCCATCAAACACGGGAAAAATAAATATTATTTTTTCTCCTACTGGAGACAAGGGAAATCAAGGTTTACAAGGCGCAACTGACGGATTGCAAGGACTACAAGGATTGCAAGGCAATCAAGGATTACAAGGACCATCTGATGGCTTGCAAGGATCAATTGGCTTGCAAGGATTAACTGGATTGCAAGGATCAACTGGCTTACAAGGAAACGATGGTTTACAAGGATTAACTGGTTCTGGATTGCAAGGATCAACTGGATTGCAAGGAAATAATGGCTTACAAGGAAACGATGGCCTTCAAGGACTTACTGGTTCTGGATTGCAAGGATCAACTGGTCTACAAGGAAACGATGGTTTACAAGGATTAACTGGTTCTGGATTGCAAGGATCAACTGGTCTACAAGGAAACGATGGCCTTCAAGGACTTACTGGCTCTGGTTTACAAGGCTTAACGGGCTTGCAGGGATCAACTGGTCTACAAGGAAACGATGGTTTACAAGGAAACGATGGTCTGCAAGGATTAACTGGCTCTGGCTTGCAAGGATCACAAGGTAATCAAGGCTTAACTGGCTTGCAAGGATCACAAGGCAATCAAGGCTTAACTGGCTTGCAAGGATCACAAGGTAATCAAGGTAACCAAGGCTTAACTGGCTTGCAGGGTTTGCAAGGGTCACAAGGCAACCAAGGTAACCAAGGCAATCAAGGCTTAACTGGCTTGCAAGGATCACAAGGCAATCAAGGTGATCAAGGTAATCAAGGCTTAACTGGATCACAAGGCAATCAAGGTAATCAAGGTAATCAAGGTAATCAAGGCTTAACTGGCTTGCAAGGATCACAAGGTAATCAAGGCTTAACTGGCTTGCAGGGATTGCAAGGATATCAGGGCAATCAAGGATTACAAGGTCCAGCTGATGGTCTACAGGGATTGCAAGGAATAATAGGGGAGCAAGGCTATCAAGGTAGACAAGGATTGCAAGGATTGCAAGGATTGCAAGGATTGCAAGGATTAACAGGGGAAAAAGGTGGTGTTAAGTGGCGATTTAACACATTGACAACTAACTCTGATCCGGGTAGTGGATATTTTAGATGTAACTTTGCTAATGTTTTTAATACAACACAAATTTACATTGATAATGTTGATTATATGGGAACAGATCAAACTAACTTTTTGTCTGGATTTACAACTGGTGGTTTTATTTATTTTTCAAATTATAATGATTCATCAGATACGACAAGAATTTTTATTCTTACAGGAGATTCAATAAACAATAGTGGTTATTTTACTTTACCAGTAAGTTTAATTAGCGGTGCAGATTTAACAATCAATTCTGTATATTCTTTTATATATTCTCCCAAGGGATTAACTGGCGCTCAAGGCGCAACAGGCTCAACTGGTTCAACAGGTGGTACTGGTCTGCAAGGTGCCACTGGTCTGCAAGGTGGCGCTGGTCTGCAAGGTGCCGAAGGTACTGGTCTGCAAGGTGCTGAAGGTACTGGTCTGCAAGGTGGCACTGGTCTGCAAGGTGCTGAAGGTACTGGACTACAAGGTGGCGCTGGTCTACAAGGAAACGATGGGCTACAAGGTGGCATTGGGTTACAAGGTGACACTGGTGGGCCACAAGGCCCTGCTGGTGCTCAAGGTGCTGATGGCGCTCAAGGCGATGCTGGTGCTCAAGGTGATACTGGCGCTCAAGGTGATACTGGAGAATCTAAATATGCTATTGTTTCTGTTAACACACAAGAAGCTGGCCAACAGTATGTTGAATTAATTTGTGTTGAAATGCCAGAGGTAAGGTTTGAAGACTTGATTACGGTTAAGGTTGGAAATTATGGTCAAGCGACACATTCTGTTGTGGTAAAAATTGATGAAATGTTTATAAATGTTTGTGAGCCTGAATCAATCAAGGCAGTTGCTGCTTTGCCATCGTTGCCTTTAATTATTGGTGCAAAAGTAAGCGGAGAAAATTTATATGTTGAAGTTGAAGGCCAAAATTTAATTAATCATGAAATTGAAATTGTTGTGAGAATTTCTGGAATCAGGCTTGGAAGCAAAGGTAAAAGATTTGCCGCTCACAGTTATGACGATATGGTTAAGAATAATAGTTTCTGGAGAAAATGGCGTGATAGTTAAAAGTTTGTTAAATCAAAGAGTATAACCAAGTATGGTTCCCTCAAAGTCACAACCAACAGAAGCTTCATGAGTTACTTTCAAAACGATTGTAACTCCTTCTGTAACTTTTATTGGAGAATAACTGTAGGTTAAATTGAGATTTAAATTTGCTACTGAACTGCGACCTGCTAGTATTGGATTGCCATCAACATAAAGTTTAAAAAGAGCATTTGCATTTCCGCTGACATTAAATCCAATAAAATAAAATGTTTTGTCTGTTGGAACAGTATAGGTGACAACTGTTGTTTCAGTTGATGTCAAAACAAGAGCTACATCGCCAAATGTATTTGCTTCAGTTCCGGGATAACTAGGCACTATTGGCCGAGTCACTAAACCGAACTCATCTCCAATAGGATTAGTCACTTGTGCTGGAACTATATCATCAATACCTTCCCCTGTGATGACAACACGGGGTCTTTTGCGATTAGTCGGAGACGATGGATAAACCACAAGTGATTCATCCATGACATCCCCGCCAACGCCGGGATTAAGTATTGTGTAATCATCAGCCATATTTGACTTTTCTCCTTATATATTTAGTACTTCATGCCGCAAAACTTATTATTCTTGAATTTTCCTAAAAACTCCTGTATAATAAGCACTTGGATACCGTTCTGATGAGGTGAAAATCATGAAATTTGCTAGCATCGACATTGAAACAACAGGTCTTTCGCCGGAAAACAGTGATATATTACAGTTTGCTGTTGTTTTGGATGATTTGAAAAATCCAAGGCCACTTGAAGAACTTCCTCGATTCCAAGCTATCTTTATGCAAGATAGTTACAATGGCAATCCATTTGCCTTGAGCATGCATTCGGAAATATTCAAAAAAATTGATATGGCCAAAAAGAAAAATCTGGAATATTGCCCAGATCAAGACATTCATTTCATGCCGATAGATCATTTGCCAATTGCTCTTACCGCTTTTTTTCTGAAAAATGATTATCATCGGAATGATAAAAATGGTAATATTTATATAAATCCAGCAGGTAAAAACTTATCTTCTTTTGACATTCCTTTCCTTAAATCAAAAATTAAGGATTGGGGAAGCATTTACTTTCTTAATCGTTCTATAGATCCTGCTATATTGTATTTTGATCTTGAGAATGATAATTCTCTTCCTGACATGAAAAAATGCATGGAAAGAGCAGGAATTTTGGGAGAAGTTACACATAATGCTCTTGAAGATGCTTTTGTTGTGGTAAAATTATTAAGACACAAGATGTGTAAATAGGTTATGTGCTGTGGTAAAAAAAGAAAACGTCGAAAGACGACTCGTGCAAAATCAAGGCTTAAAAAGCAAGCAACAAAGGAATTAAAAGAAAAGAATGAGCAACATCCTTCGAGTCAGCAATGATTATTCTTTTTTCTTGTCTGATGACATGAAAATAAAGAAAGAATTATGGGAAAGATTGCGATTCCGTGATAAAAATTATTTTCATAATCGTGCTTATAAAATGAAAAAATGGGATGGATTCATTAATTTTTTCGTGCTTGAAACAGGTAAATTTTTGACTGGTTTGCTGCCTGAAGTTAGTGCTGTTTTAAAACATTTCAAGATTGATTATGCTGTAGAAGACTTGCGTGATAAAACCAAGTTTTCTTATGAGTCGATTGATAAATTTTTTCTTAATCAATGGGTTCCTGAAACCAATAGTGTTGGTGATAAGATAAAATCGTTGGAACTTTATGATTATCAAGTTGAAATGATTAATCAGGTGATAAAACATCGTCGTGGAGTTATTTTTGCGCCAACTTCTGCTGGAAAGTCCTTGGTGATGTTGGGAATTCTTAAAACAATTGCTGCAAACACACCAACTTTAATTCTCCAGAACAGGGCTTCATTGGCTCAACAAAATTATGAAGAATTTGTCAAATGGGGTCTTCCCAATGTTGGATCGTTATGGGGAGGTAATGTTCATCCCAACATGATCACAGTGGCCACTGTTCAAAGTGTTTCTAAAATGGAAAAAGTTTTACCGAAAATTAAAGTTTTAATTGTTGATGAAATTCATGATATGATGAGTACTTTGCCTAAGGCGGTTTATCGTCGCCTCAAATGTGCTGATGTTCGTGTTGCCGTTTCAGCAACACCATTTAAATTTGGAGGCAAAGATCAGGTTCAAAAATTTTATGTTCGTGGTTTTTTTGGACCTATTTTGAAAATAAAATCAGCAGAAGGCGGTGTTTTAACCACATCTGAATTACAAGAGCGTGGCATTCTGGCTCAAAGCAAATGTATATTTTATCCGATTCGTGAACCTAAAATTCCACATGATATTTATATCGATGCTGTCACCAGAGGCATTGCTGAAAGTTTTCATTTTCATGATGTAATAACAAGATTGGCCAACAAACAAAAAGGAAGAACTTTGATTCTTGTTGACAGGATTGCTCATGGCGATGCTCTTCATAATTTGTTGCCGGGAAGCTTGTGGGTTCAAGGAAAAGACAATGCACAAACTCGTAAAAGTGTGATTAAAGAATTGCAGAAAGCAAAAGGTAATTTGATAGCAATTGCGACTCAGCAAATATTCAACACTGGAATTAATGTGCATCCACAGAATTTAATCAATGCGGCTGGTGGACAAGCTGATCACATGATTATTCAGCGCATGGGTCGTGGCTTAAGAACAGCTGAAGATAAAGAGCGACTCAATTATTATGATTTTGTTTTTGAAATAAATGATTATTTGCAAGAACATAGCAATAAAAGAATTGATATTTTGAAAAAAGAAGGTCATGATGTCACAATTCAAGAAATTGATTTTTAAGGTTTAATCATGTTGGCAAGCCCTGATTTTGATGAAAAATTTTATTTAGATCAAAATGAGAAAATGAAATCTCGTTATGCTTCCATTTTTAAAAAATGGAAAATTGGTTGGAAAACTTATTTTAAGGACATAGAGAAAAGACTTCGTGGCAGAACTTATTGGATTTGGGTTTATCTTGCTGGATTAGAAGCATTTTTTAAATCCCAGAAAGATTGTGTTCCCAGCAAAGAACTTGTGGAATCAGACAAAGATTCAAGAATAAGTCGAATAGTAGGAGACTATTATAAAATAGAACAATATGTGAGTAATTTATAATTTTATGATTCAATTATTAAAAAAGTTGCCATTTTTTTTTATGTTTTTGTTAATGAGTTTTATTTATTTGATGTGTGGATATATCGCTGGATATTACTATGGTTACAATCAAGGGCAACAAGATTATTATGAATTAGTGGAAAAAATGCATAATCATTAATATCTATTATAGATGATTTTTTGTTTTTAAATAATTTACAAGAGAATTTATGGCTTTAATTCTAAAAGATAATCCAATCATTGAACCAGCAGCCACTGAAAAAATTTATAATGTTTGGTGGGTTGAAAATCTTACTCTTGATGCAACACTTACTTCTAGTCCTGAGCCAATTCTAGTTGTTGACTACAGATTGTGTTACTTAGATGCAAATGGCAAACCAAACTTTCATCCAACAGAAACAAGAAGACTTCACATGAGAGATCTTTTTTCTTATACTGCTACAGATGAAACTGTATATAATACTGTTTGGAATGCAGTTGATGTTCTTGGTAATATTGGTAAAACTCAAGGTGTTCTTGACTAATGTTCAAAAAATTCTGGTCGATTTGGCGTAAAGCCATGGGCGACGATTTAATGTGCGATGACATTCAATGTCATATTGGAGCCGTCATTCGCACATTTTTTTGGATAATAAACATTATCACCTGTGGCTTTATCATGGCTAATTGCATCAGGCATTGGAACTCTTAGTCATTTCAACATAAATGCTGATCTCAGGCAGATAATCCATTGTTTCTTTAATTATTTCTAAATTACCTTGATTGAACCATTTTCTTTCAACACGAAATCCTGCTTCGTTTCCAATTTGTTCAAGACTGCTAAAATCATATGCAATTTTATGTCCATCAAACAAAAATGACCATAATTTAAAAGACTGAGATTTATTCTGAGCAGCAGTGACATTCATTTCATCTAACATTTCAAGTTTATTTGTTTTATAGTATTGAAATAATGTTTCTGTGTCTGGAACAGCAATTCTCATGGTGGCATTTGGCTTCATAATGCGATAACACTCTTTGAGAAAATTCAATCCTTCATTCCAATCAAGATGCTCAAGCATATGACTCGAAACAATTAAATCAACAGTGTTATTTTCAAATGGAAGTGGAAATCTGCAATCCATCTGAAGGAATTTATATTGATTTTGAGCAGCATAATCATTCAGATTAACAATGTCCGTGTTAATCCATCCATTATGCAACATCACAGTAAAGCTGCCAATATTTAATTTTAATTTATTGTTTCCAGAAGGAATATTTAACGCCAATAACCCATTTTCAAGTTCTTTTGAATTTAAAAATTCTTGATTTTCCCAATTCAAATTTAATTTACTTGTGTCAATACCATGAAGACCACGTTTGCATACACGATTTATTTCTTTAAGCACATTGACAATTTCTTTTGGTTCTATAAAATCAAAAAAATCTTGTGAAAAACAAAGATCAAATTCTTTGTCTCTAAAATGCCAAGGTGTTTTACAAATATCAGTTTTTATAACCGCATTAGTGACTCTTGTTAAAAAACAATGATTTGATAATTCCAACCCTTTGCAAATTATTTCTTTAGATTCTAATCTTTTAAGCAAATAACCTCTTCCACATCCTAATTCAAGAACTGAAACTGGCTTTTTTTCCATTATTTTATTGAAAACAATCCAATTTTTTGGATGATCACGATAGAATCCAGTATTCTCACCATAAAAATGAGGATTATCAAAATACTCTCTATCAAAATCAATTTTATTGGTTTTTTTTGTTGCCTCAATAATCATATCTGTCTCTAGTTCCCCAAAAGGCAAGACAATAACATTGGTGAATCCAGCGTCAGTCATTAACTTAATTGCATATTTTGGGCTGAAACTATTGCGATGAGTGTTTTCTGGATAATCTTGATCACCGAAAATAATACAAGAACAGTTGTCGTCCCACTCATCGTGATCAAGAACATATTGCATTTGTTTTTCGGTATTAGCTGTAATGAAAACAACTTTACCATTGTTCTTGAGAATACGATAAACTTCACTGATGAATAGTTTTACTTTACGCCAAGAAAGATGTTCAATGCAAAATTGACTGAATACACCATTGTATTCATTTTCTGGTATTGGCAATGGTTCATTAAAATCAGCAACTATGTCAATGCTTGTTCCTGAGCGGACATCGAGATTTGGACGGAAATATGGTCTATCTCCTCCTCCTAATTCAATTACCTTGTCGGTTTGACTAAATGGAAATGAATAACTCATATCATACTCCGCCACAATTGGATGTATTGTTCTTTAACCTTTTCCCAAGTATAATTTTTCGCTTTTGTTTCTGCTTTTTTGCCAAATTCTTCACAAAGATTTGGATTGTTTTTTAAGTTGTCGATCATTTGTGCAAGCTTTTTGGTGTTTTTCTTCTCAAATACAAAACCACAATCTTCAACGCAGTCAGATGCTCCAGCACCATCAGAAACAACAACAGGTCTGCCAGAACTCATAGCTTCAAGAACTTCAATCCCAAATCCTTCTGTTGCGCTTGGCTGAACATAAACAGAGCAACTATTGTAAAAATCTTCCGTAGATTTAACCCAGCCTTGAATGTTAATGTTGCCTTTGCCGAAATGCCTAATTAATGGCAATAAGCTGGGAGTCTGATTTCCAGCAAGATTCAATATTGCATCTTTGTAGTTTAGAATAGACCAAGCTTCTAACAAATATCGCAATCCCTTATCAGGTCCACACTGACCAAGATATCCAACTGTAAACCTCTTTGGATGTTTCTTGTTTCTAACAGGGATATGACCGTGCGGAATTATTTTTGTATTGTTTATTCCATATTTATTATTGGTTTTTTCGGCAACTAATGATGGACATATTACAACATCAGCATTCTTGTAGCAGCTTATGTATTTTTGAAATAAATTTGGATCATTTAAGTGTGGAAAGTCAAATGCAGAACCTAGACCTAAAAATTCTTCTCTGCTGATGTCAACATCATGAGCAGCAACAGTATAAGTTATTTTTACGCCATTTGCTTTTAATTTGGTGGTTAGTTCTGGGAATGTGCCAGCATAGAAGTGTGCAAGTTTATATTTGCTGAAATCAATTTCTTGGATTGCCTTTTCTGAATCAAAAGGATTATTGGTTGGTGCAGGATTGATGACATCAACTGGACCAAGTTGATTTAACGCTTCAAATTCATGTGCGGTTACTTGACCTCCTCCTGTTTCTGACCCGATTTTATCATTTGTTACAAATAAAAACATGATTTAATCCAATGGTTTTCTTAATCTTACATAGCAAGAAACATGAGGCAATCCAATTGTATTCAGTATAGCCTCATTCATTGATATTGGGCTTCCAACAGAAAAAACCTTACCGTTGATTGTTATTTCTTCGCAAACACCAAGATTGAATACTTCTGTGCTAAAATCTTGAACAATTCTTTCCAGTAGATTTGCCCAATCATAAACACGCCAATGAGGCTTATGTTCAACAAATTTACCACCGAAAGGTGTTGTCAAATAACATGTTCCACCCGGTTTCAATAAATCATAAATGTATCGCATGGCAATAACATCGTAATATTCATGCTTCCTGCCTTCTCCATAAGTATTCAAGCCAAAATGTTCAATGGCAGAGACAATAACAGCAGCATCGAAAGTTCCTATGTTTTCACGAATGAAGTAAGATGGTAACCGACAGAAATCAGCAGTAATGTGATTATAGTTTAATTCTTGATCAGAATCTCTTAGATCAATGCCTGTGACATGAAACCCACATTTAGCCATCATACTGGCAAGAGGACTGTGTTGAGATCCAATTTCAAGTATTTTCGAGCCTTTTGGTTCATTAAAATCAGCAAAAAATAATCCTGTTTCTGGATCAAAAGTTTTATATTCTTGAATAATATGGTCAGGTATTTTCACAAATCCCACACTTTCAAACATATTGTGGCAAGAACACAACCATCGGGAAAACTTGCAGAATAATATTTTTCGTTATTATATTCAGGCACACCAAAATAATTTAATATTTCTGCTGCCTCATTTTTTCTCATGTAAAAATCAAACTGATTTTCACCTTCTTCTATGATAAAATCAAAAGTTAAATAAAGTTCTCCGTCCTTCTTCAACATTCCTATCATGTTTTCAATACATTCAATTCTTTCACTACTACTCTGTATGTGTTCTAGAACAGATATGCAATAGATCTTATCAAATTTTTCTTCACTTCTATAATCTTGAATTTTAGAATTATAAAACTCAATGTTTTTGAAGCCAAGTCTTTCTGCTGATCTTATAGATTTGTCAAGATAGTCTTGATTCATGTCAATCGTGACTACTTTGGCGCATCTTTTGGCAACTGCGTACTTGAAAACAGCATATGCTCCTCCAGCATCAAGGCAAACATCGCTTGGTTTCAAATTACTATGCATAATTGCCCAAGGATATTCGTATTGTCTGCTCCAGTGCAAACTTGTAAAGCTAGTTGGAACCTCAAAGTTTAGTGGAGCATTTTCATGTGGCTCTAAAATTGTGCATTCTGGACATTGAATATCATAACTCATCAATTCACGAAGAATTGTTTCGTCAGGACACCCATAAGCATAAGAAATATGTATGTTCACCAGCCACCTGTGTCTATTGATTCAAAACAAAGATCTTCATATCTTTTAATCATGTTGTCATAAGAAAACTGATTTGCCCATTCAATGCAGTTTTCTGATTTAATTGTTGAAACAGCATCATCTTTGATAAGTTGTTCCATTTCTTCTTGACTGTTCACAAGGAATCCTGTTTCGCCATGCTTGATTGTTTCCTTGCAAGCACCATGATTCCATGCTATTACAGGCATACCACATAGTTGAGCTTCAACTGGAGCAAGTCCAAATGGCTCACGGAAGTGTTTGTTGGGGTGCAGGAGGGCTTTATTTGTATTGAACCATACACTGCACTCATCACGGTTCTGATGCCCCACATACCTAAGATTGGGCGATACAGAGCATTTGGTCTTAATGCTGTTGAGAAGATCGGGTTCTCCTGTGATTCTGTCATCTCCTACGAGATCAAGTCCAATTTTACAAGTATTGGCCACATCAACAGCAATATGTGGACCCTTGATTGTGCTTATTCTGGCGAGGAAGAGATAACGGTCGTTTCTTGTTAATCCTGTGTTTTTATAAAAATTAACATCAACTCCGTTATAAGCGACACGGGATGCGACTTTCAGGTGTGCGGAGCAACCATCTGATTGGTCCTTGCTGATGCACACGAAGCATGGGAATGGGACTGATGGCGCTGTGCTGTACATAGTGTCTACAGGAGCGTGTAGAACTCCAAGGATTGGTTGTGGAAGCTTACCTTCCATTTTCAGGATGTAGCTCCATTTTTCCCAACTATGATCGATGATCACATCAAAGCTTGGTAGTTTGTTCCAATAACCGCTGTAGGCTTGTCCTTCTGGTTCATATTGTGTTGTTTCATGAATTTCACAACTACTTGTTGATCCTCTTGGTGCAACAAGCATTACTTCATGACCTTTGGCTTTAAGACCTTCAGCTATTTGCCAAGCCAGCATTTCTAGTCCAGAATAGCCCTTTGGGGGGCAATGTAGGACTGTGCTGGATATGACACAGATTTTTAACTTTTTCATTGGAGTCGTTGGCAAGTATGTAAGTTTCATCAGGCTCTGATCTCCAATGGTTTGAATCCGCCAATTTCACTTTGTCCCAATCCTGCATGTCGGCATTGCACACTGGTATCAACATAAATTTTGAATCCATGATTTCTGGCATGTTTGCAGAAAGTAAAGTCTTCACTTGTTTTTTCAAGATGAGGAAGATCAGTTCTATCGCATCGCCATTCAAACCATTGACAACGATTGCTGAGTGGAGGTAATTGTTTGATAACATCACGATGTATGAGAAGGCATCCTGCTCCTACATAATCGACTTCCAGAAGGTCAGGAGCATTAAATTCTTGAATCCATTGAGGGCCATTTTCTGAATCTCTTAACATTACAGGGGCAAGTGGTTCGTATCTTCTGTAGTACAAGCCACTTACGATTGGCTTCTTATGTGACATGAGTTTTAGGATTGCATCAGGAGGAGGAATCACATCATCGTCAAGGAAGAATAGCCATTCCCAGCCTAGTTCGAGTAGTTTTAAGCATCCTGTATTTCGTGCATGGTCATATGGCATTCCTTGGAGTGCTGTGACTGCACCGGGAATTTGTAGGTTTCTGAGTCCGAAAGCCCATGCAACTGGGGCATATTCTCTTGTTAAAATACAGCACAGGACACGATTCTGGTTGATAAGTTCCCATGATCCCGGCATAATTGATTCTCATTTATTTTGACAATGGTGTCATTTTCATTATAATTTAATAAATTTATTTTTCAAATTATTTAAAAAATTATAAATAAAATATACATTCTCATTATAGGTAATTTGAAAAAAAATGAGTATTTCCATACTGATAGCTACCATTGGAAAAACTACATTAAAAGCAATGTTGGAGAGTTTAAAAAATCAATTAAAAAAAGAAGATAATTTATATGTTGTTGTTGATGGAAAAGTATACTTTGATGATTTTAATTATGTAATTAGTAGTTTTAAAAATTATGATTTTAATTTAAAAATTATATATGAGAAAAAGAATTTAGGATATTGGGGGCATGGAATAAGAAATAAATATCAAAAAAAATTAAAAGGTGATTATATCATGCACGCAGATGATGATGATATTTACGTTGATGGAGCTATTGATTTAATTAAGAATTATATTGAAAAAAATGATTATGAAACAATGATGTTGTTCAAGTTTTTTTTAACCAATAAAAATGACACATATTGGAAAGATCCTGAATTAAGATTTTCCAACATAGGAACTCCTTGCGGCGTAATACCTAATATTCCTGAAAAAATGGGAAAATGGGGTAAAAGATGGGGTGGCGATTTTGATTTTTATAATAGTTGTAAATTTAATTACAAGTTCATAGATGAATTGATATATTGTGCAAAACCTATGGTTTCTAAACCCCCTATGGTTTCTGCAAAACCTACCATTTATTTTCTTTAAGACCATCCTTTTTTCCACCAATGTATTCCATGAGTTTTTTCTTTTATACAATCTTCTTTGAATTTTTCATTCCAATTAAATGGATAAAAATATTCTTTTGGCAATGTGATAAATCCGTTGTATTCTTTAATTTTCACTAAATCACTATGATCAATTTTACTTTTTTTTTCTGATTCTACAAATTCTGTGGCGCATATCGGTCCACATTCTAATTCAATGCAACTATTCATTTCTTTCTTGCCAGAAGTTTTTGCAATGTAATCTTCAATCATTTTTTTGTGAAATTTATTTCCTTTTTTTCCTCCTGAAACCGCATTATTAGCAGATAATGGATATCCTTCTATGCAAACAAAAGATTCATAATCAAAAAAAATATCTATTGGTTTAATTAATTCAACATCAAAATCTAGATATATTCCTCCATATTCAAAAATAGCCCATCTTCTGACAAAATCCGAAATAAGTGCCCATTTTTTGTTTTCAATATGCTTTTCCAATGATGGCACATAAGGTATATTTTTACTGGTCCATTCTACGAATTCTACAGAACCAGCATTTTTTCTCCAACTTTCCATATAATTATAGTTCAATTTTCCTTCTAAAAAATAATGTATATTTTTTTTTGATTTTGATAAATGCATCATTTTTTTACTTTCAGCGTGTATTTTCAGACATTTTCCACCTCTTCGATGGTCGTCGCATCATTAACAGATTTCTTTTTAGTTGCGTACTCAAGGCTCATTTGCGACCGATATTCTCCATATTGCAGCATAATCACAGTTAACCATTGCATATCAAGAAGATGTGGCATCCCATCTGTATCTATGATTGATGGGATTTGAAGTCCTGCTTTTTCACATGTAGTTGCCATGAGGTACAAACTAGATAGTAAAACAAGATCATCAATAGATAATCCTAGTTTCCAGCCGTAACTTGTAAGAAATCCTGAATCAATTTTATTACTGAATTCTTTATCTATCTTAGCCATTTTATTTTGTTTAGCAGAAAGAAGTGGTAGTTGTTGCACCAAATCTATAGAAGCTGCAATTTGATCTGATGTTGCTTCTTCTTTGTAGTGAATATTTACAATACCATCTTTGTCTTTATACACACCATAGATGGGGCATACTTTTTCAATAAGTTCATGAATTTGTTCAATTTCCATTTTTTATCCTTTAATTTCACCAAAGAGGTCAACTGCGGCAAAAGTGCCAGTCGCTCCAGCAGCAGTGACACTTTCTTGGGGATAAAAATAATTATATCCCAGAACGCTCTGATGGGCGGCATTAGGTGCGCTCATATATTGGAGTAAAGCTCCGCTAGCTGCTAGAGTTGAAATTCCGTTATTAGTGGTCGGCAGTTGATTTGTTCCACCAGTGACTTGCGTTCTTGCGAAAGATGCACCAGTACTTATTCTGCTGGCGGTCTGCATTCCCAAATTTCCTGCAATTCCAGCCTGACTTGCCACATATTGGATTTGAATTCCACTATTAAGATTCCATATTCTATTTGCTGTTGATGCGTAAGTATGACTAGTTGCATCTCCCACAAAAAGTCGTCTGGAAACTTGGTTGTCAAAATTATGAACATATCTTTGAATTGCTGTGTCATTTGTTGTGGTAGGTGCAGTTGGCAGAATTGTTCCAATTAATCTTCTCGTTAGTGTTCCAGATTTAAGACTTACCCCATCAACCACTTGAATTGCATCGGCTCTTGTATTAACGGTGGTCCATACTGTGCCAAATTCCAAAGCAGGAACTCCAGAATTATCATATGCAAAAACATCATATGGTCTGCCGCTAGTTAGTCCTGTTATAGATAGGCTAACTACAGTACCCGATGCAATACTCGTTTTCCAGTTTGTGCCGTCATACAGGGCAATTTGGTTACCTGTGTGAGGGACAAGGTATAGAGTCGATTGGGCTGACTGATCTGTGCTTGTTATGGCAACGCCAGATTGAACACTCAATCGAAAGTTATTTGTTTTTGGTTGTACATTGTTTGGGATAATTTGATTCAAATGAACTGGACCAATCTGACCACTACCAATATTGCCACTAAAGACAGACTCATTTCCCAGATGAAATCTACTTATTTGACCGCTGGCAATACTGCCAGAAACAACACTATTGTTGGCAAGTAGACCAGAACCAATACTTCCTGAAAGTAAATTACCGATTGCTGCGCCAGAATTAAGATGAACTGAACCCACTTCACTTGATGATATATGACCAGACCATACACTATTATTTGATAGATGATATCGTCCTACTTGACCAGATGCAATACTGCCAGAAACAACACTATTGTTGGCAAGCATACCAGATGTTATTGATCCAGAAACAATAGAGACACTAGCAGGGGCATTGTATTGTAATGTTGTTCCATTTAATTGAAGAATGTGACCACTTATCGGCGCTGTGGTACTGCCGATGTGATAAGTATTGATTGATCCTGATGCAATTGATCCAGAAACCACAGATGAATTGGCTAAATGACCGCTATTGATAGCGCCAGAACTAAGATGCATTCTTCCGATTTGACCAGATGCAACGCTACCACTTACAATAATTGCATTTGATAAATGATTTGTGCCAATTTGACCGCTTGCTATGTTACCAGAAACAACTGCATTATTGCCGATGTGACCGCTTAGTATTGCTCCGCTTGCAATTTTGAAATTACTAATTGATCCAGAAGAAATGCTACCGCTAGTTACTTGACCTGATCCTAATATTAATGTTGTGATTAATCCAGAAATTAAATGATTAACACCAATTTGTCCAGAAGCAATGCTGCCAGAAACAACACTATTGTTGGCAAGTAAGCCAGAGCCAATATTTCCACTTAAAAGATTAGCAACAGCAGCGCCTGAAGCTAAAGAAATAGTTACTGCGCCACTGCCGTTATAACTGCCTCCAGTAAGCCCTGTGCCAATTGTCAAAGCAGCATTAGAATAACTTCCACCAAGAGCAGTAGAAGCACCATTTATGGTAATTGCAGAATTTGCTAATTGATTGTTTGAAACACTTCCAGAAAGTAAATTGCCTGTAGCAGCACCTGAAGCAAGATGAATTGATCCAACCTGACCAGATGCAATACTTCCGCTTACTACAACAGCGTTTCCAATTAAACCAGAAGTAATTGATCCTGAGCTTATTGTAAAATTAGATAAAAGACCACTAGCAACATTGCCAGATTGAACTACACCATCGCCAAGTATCCATCCACCGCTTTTGATTGATCCAGATGATAAATTGCCAATTGCTGCGCCAGAATTAAGATGAACACTACCAATTTCACTTGAGGATATATGACCAGAAAAAACAGAATTATTTGATAAATGATATTGTCCAATCTGCCCACTTGCTATACTTCCACTTGTTACCTGTCCACTTCCTAATGTCAATGTTGTAATCAAACCAGAAATTAAATGATTAACACCAATGCTGCCACTACCAATGCTTCCGCTTACTACAGCAGCATTTCCTAGTGATCCGCTTTGAACTGATCCGCTTACAACAAACGTACCAGAAAATACTGTGCCAGAGGCTAAATGAGCCAATCCAACACTACCGCTTGCAATACTTCCAGAAACTATAGATGCATTTCCTAATTTCCCACTACCAATTCCACCTGATGCAATTATGTTATTATAAACAGAGCCGTCAGATAATTTGCCACTACCAACACCACCTGATGCTATATTATTATTGAATACAGCACCAGCACCAATCATTCCAGAGGTTATGACTCCAGAAGTCAAAAATCCAACAACAACTCCCGAAGCTAAATGAATACTTCCAATGCTTCCACTAGCAATGCTTCCACTAACTACAGATGCATTTCCTATATAACCGCTTGTTATAATTCCAGAGCTTAAATTTATGCCTTGTAATCCTTGATTGCCTTGTGATCCTTGTAAGCCCGTTGACCCTTGGTTTCCTTGACTTCCTTGGCTTCCTTGAAAGCCAGCACCTTGATTGCCTTGCAGGCCAGTTAAACCTTGATTGCCTTGGCTACCTTGATTGCCTTGTGATCCTTGCAAGCCAGTTAAGCCTTGGCTACCTTGATTGCCTTGATTACCTTGATCACCTTGATTGCCTTGTGACCCTTGCAAACCCTGCAAGCCAGTTAAGCCTTGATTGCCTTGTGATCCTTGCAAGCCAGTTAAGCCTTGATTACCTTGATCACCTTGATTACCTTGTGACCCTTGCAAACCCTGCAAGCCAGTTAAGCCTTGATTACCTTGATCACCTTGATTACCTTGTGACCCTTGCAAACCCTGCAAGCCAGTTAAGCCTTGATTGCCTTGGTTACCTTGGTTGCCTTGTGACCCTTGCAAACCCTGCAAGCCAGTTAAGCCTTGATTGCCTTGATCACCTTGGTTGCCTTGGTTGCCTTGGCTACCTTGATTGCCTTGATAGCCAACTAAAAGAACTCCAGAGGCAATGTGATTTGTTGTAATTTGACCGCTAGCAATATTTCCAGATAAAACAGAGTTTAATCCAATTTTTCCGCTTGTTACTGCTCCAAATGCAATTTTTGGACCTTGAATTGAAGAATTAGCTATATTATCTGAAAAAACTTGACCAGAACCAATGTTTGCCTGATTGACAGAATTATTTCCTAAAAACCCAGATATTATTGAGCCGCTAAGTAAATTTCCAATTGCTGAGCCGCTTGATAGATGGAAATTTGATATTTGTCCTGATGCAATACTTCCGCTAACAACAGCGGCATTACCTAGTGATCCGCTTTGAACTGATCCGCTTACAACGAACATACCAGAAAATACTGTGCCAGAGGCTAAATGAGCCAATCCAACACTACCGCTTGCAATGCTTCCAGAAAGGACAGAACTATTGCCTAATTTTCCACTTAAAACACCACCAGAAGCAATGTTATTATTGAATACAGCGCCAGCACCAATCATTCCAGAGGTTATAACTCCAGAAGTCAAAAAGCCAACAACAACTCCAGAAGTTAAGTGATTGGTGCCAATGCTTCCACTGGCGATACTACCAGAAACTACAGCAGAGTCACCGATAAATCCGCTGACTACTGCCCCTGAAAATAATGGTGGTTGATTTATTCGCATCTTTCATTCCCATTCTTGATTATATTGCTGTTTCAATTACCCTTAAATCACCTGTGGTTCCACCAGTGATTCCATACCAAGAATCTGTGCTTTCTGTGTCTTCAATGCTCGCATTAGGCAACAAAGGAACGCCATTACCAGTAGTCACACTACCTGACTTCCCAAGATAAACTGTCGCAGAACCAGCATTGTAAATGAGTAAAGATGCTCGATTAGCATTCGATCCAATTATTGATGTAGCTGTTCCATTAGGAGCAGATGTGGTAAATGTATTAGTTCCCTTGCTTTTATAACTGCTATTGTCCAAGGCTACAGCTACAGAAACACCACTCGTTATCCCTTGAATAGTAACTACACCAGCAGCAGCAGTCCCAGCAGAACCACCACCAGCTACAGTGTAAGTTCCACTAGGAGAAGCAGTTACGGTTCCCGCTACAGTTTGCGTACCACTAGGTATATTACGAACAACTACACCAGCTTCAGTACCGCTAGGCGTACTTGTAGTAATGTCAACAACCTGTAAATCATTTGCATCTACAAGCTGAACAGGAATTGAAGTTTGAACTCTTGATAAGTCACCCATGATTATTTATTTATCCCCAAGGTTAGTAAAACTACTGTTTTTACACAAAAAAGCCCGCAAGTGTTTTTGCGGGCTTTTGTAAATTTGAACTCAATGTTGATTTTATCTCTCTTCGCCCATAATTGTTGCATAAACAGTTTGTGCCGATCCCGCATTATTCTGAATTTTAACCCTGACTACTGTACCAGCAGATATTGCAGGAGGCTGAACGAAGCCCATAGCTAAATATGGTATGGCCGCAGAATAGAATCCTACTCCATAAACAGTTGGACCTGCTCCAGAATCAACAATTACCTTGCAAGGCGCTCCAGAAGAACTTGCAATAATACCCTTAAGATAAAATGTTTTTCCAGCCGTAACTGTGTAAGAAACGGTGCCAGTGCTGCTATTCGCAACATCAACAGAAGTATCATGATTTACAACTATTCCAGTCTGAGAAAGAAGACTAACATTTAAGTTGTAAGCGTTGTTGATACCTTGAATACTTACAACGCCAGCATCAGCGGTTCCAGCAGTTCCACTTCCTGTTATAGTTTGAGTTCCAGAAGGTGAAGTAGTTACTGTACCACTAGCAATCGTTACAGTGTTTACTGGATTAGCAACAGTGATTGTACCGTCATTAACCGAAATCGTACCAGAAGCAACTGTGACTGTTTCTACTGTGTTAGCAACTGTCACTGTGTTTACTGGATTGGCAACGGTGATTGTACCGTCATTGACTGAGATTGTACCACTTGCAACTGTGACTGTTTCTACTGTATTGGCAACTGTTACAGTGTTTACTGGATTAGCAACAGTGATTGTACCGTCATAAACTGAGATTGTACCGCTTGCAACTGTAACTGTTTCTACTGTATTGGCAACTGTTACAGTGTTTACTGGATTAGCAACAGTGATTGTACCGTCATAAACTGAGATTGTACCACTTGCAACTGTGACTGTTTCTACTGTGTTGGCAACCGTTACCGTGTTTACTGGGTTAGCAACGGTTATTGTACCGTCATTAACCGAAATTGTACCAGAAGCGACTGTTACTGTTTCTACTGTGTTAGCAACTGTCACTGTGTTTACTGGATTAGCAACAGTGATTGTACCGTCATTGACTGAGATTGTGCCAGAAGCGACTGTTACTGTACCAGAAGCGACTGTGACCGTTTCTACTGTGTTAGCAACCGTTACCGTGTTTACTGGGTTAGCAACAGTGATTGTACCA